GGACTGTATTGAATGCAAACAATGCATCATATGCAGGTATAATCACTGGTCATTCTCAACCTAATATTACAAGCACAGGTACACTTACAAGTTTAAATGTTACCGGTAATGTGCAAGCTGGACACTTTGTAGGTGATGGTAGTTACTTAACAAATTTACCAGGATCAACTCCTAGTTCAATTGTTAATGGTACAAGTAACATTAATATAGGTACTAGTGGTGGTAACATCACAGTAACAGCCGGCGGTACAACAACGGTTACTTTCTCAACTACCGCAACATCAACATCATATACATCAGGTGCTATTACTATTAATGGTGGCTTAGGTGCGAATGGAAATATTCATGCAATAGGTCACATCACTTCATATCAAACAGTGTATGCCGGTAGTCTCGCTGACTTTGGATCATTCACTGTTCCTAAATTTATCGGTAGAGATGCAGGTGCTTCGTATATTCAAGGTGCATTGATTAACACTAATCAATCTGGATCTGCTGACTGGATCAGTTACCCTGACAATTATAATGTAGATTCCTATGGAGATCACGGTTGGGTTGACGTTGGTTTTACTAGTTCTAATTTTGATCCAACTGTAGGTGGTATAGATACTTACTCTATCACAAAATCAAATGATGGTTATGTGTTTGCCGGTGCAGTGGATAGTTCATATGGTGGTAACTTAATTCTTGCAACAGACTACACAGGTGCAAACAACGATATTATATTTGGATTAGGTGGATTTACTGCTGATAAAGAATTTGCTAGAATGAACAATACTACTAAATCGTTTGAGATTAGTGGTAACATTGTTCCAACAGCAAACGTTACTTATAACTTAGGTAACACGACACATCGTTTCAAAGATTTGTGGTTGAGCGGTACTACTATTCATTTGGGCGGTACTAGTATTAGCGTTGATCCTACTACAGGTAATATCACTATGGGTAATATCAGTATCAGTGGTAGTGGTACTATTACAGGTAATAGTGTAACTGGACAAGTTGCCAATGCGTTGATAGCTGGAACTGTAACATCAGGTGCTCAACCTAACATCACAAGTTTAGGCAATTTACTTTTAGCAAATGTTACTGGTAACTTAATAGCAGGAAATACAAATGCAGGTAACTTGTTAACTGCAAACTATATTTCAGGTGTACTAACTACACATGCACAACCTAACATTACTAGTGTAGGTACCTTAACTAATCTCAATGTTACTGGAAATGTCACTGCAACTTATTTTGTCGGTGATGGTGGTATATTATCTAATGTTACTGCTACATCAGCAACTAGAGCAGGTACAGTAACAACAAATGCACAACCTAACATCACAAGCGTTGGTACATTATCAAGTTTAACAGTATCAGGTAATATAAATGCTGCCAATTTGAACGGTAATGGATCCATGACAACACTATCAGTTACCGGAACATCTAATTTAGGTGCAGTAGGTAATGTAACAATTACAGGTGGTACTAATGGACAAGTGTTGACTACAAATGGTAGCGGTGGGTTAAGTTGGACTACTGCTAGTGGCGGTAGCCCAGCCGGTGCAGGTATTCCTAGCTATAACGGTGTGTTTGCTTTGTCTTCACAAGCATCAAATGCTAGTTATTGGAGTACATTTACATTGAATGGTAACTTGTACCCTTTATTTACAGGTGGAGGTAATACATCGGTTAGTTCACAAACTGCATATGGTTATTCTTTAACTTCAGGTAACAAGACACTTGTTATCAATGATTCTGCAATACAGACTAACACATATGGATTGGTAGTTCAAATGCCATCAAGTCCTAGTGTAGGCGATACAGTGTCAGCACCTATTGTTAGTTCCCCAGGAGGTTCTCCTGCTGTTGGTAAATTGATTTATGTACCAGCAAGTGGTCAGCAATTAGTCGTAATTAATGGTGGCGGAGGCGGTGGTTCCTCAATTATAAGTTCTACACAACCTAGCAGTGCCGCGTATTTAGATTTGAATTCAGGTATGGGAACTCAACCAATCACTTGGGTATATGCAGGTGTTATAAGTAGCGTACCAACATGGTATCAAATGTTCTTCTAAAATTTAGAACACAAAGAAAAAGCCCCTTTCGGGGCTTTTTTATTTTGCGAGACTTTTTAACATGTATTCTGTATACTTGACCTGACACATAGAGATAATATCTTTGTGAGGCCATTCTAACAGAAAGGGACAACAATCTTTCCAAGTACCATGCTTATGAAAGTACGCCAACTCTTTCAAATCCTCTTTTGATTTAGGATCGAATCTATGGCGTTGCCACATGAACTCGCTTAGTCTGTTGTATTCTTGCATGATTAGTCTTTGGGCATGTCAGATGCTTCTTGGATGATTGCAGAAACTTCTTCCAATGTTGAGCACATGATTTTTGCAGTTTTCCAATCTTCATTTTCGTCACGACCGGACACTTCAATCATAAAGCCGTTATCGTAAAAGTAGACTTGAAGATTGTCATTGATTTTAGAGAGTTTATCTGACAACTGCATGATTAAGCCTCAACCTTTGAGGGAGTAGTTGTCTTTTTTGCACGAGCTTTGATAGCATCAATGCTTGGTTTAGTTTTTGCGACTTTAACCTTAACTTCACCTTTGTTTGCGACCTTTTCTTTGTCCGCAAGACAATCACTGATTGTTGCCTGATCTTCGGCAGACTTGAATGCCTCATGTGTTTGCAAATACTTGAGAGCCTCGATCTTTGTCATTTCATTGGGCAAATCAATCAAGTCAATGCGTGATGCACCACCTTTATTAAATTGCTTGACACGACGGATCATGTCATCAGTGAAACGAACCTTAGTGTTACCATTATGAGTAGTAATACCTGCGACCTTGAAAGTTTGTTTAGCCATTTTGTTTCCTTTAGAAAGCTAAGTTAATGAAAAATGTCATTCGACAGTTATTATTATAACACCGGGCATAATAACTGTCAACCATAAATTTGCCCGAAATTATAGTCCGGTCACTTCAACAGTGACTTCTTTATGTCCAGTTTTAGATTGGATGAATTTCAATCCTGGATGACCTGCGATTGCATCTTTAATGATTGCAGTTACATCATGACCGACACCATCACGTTTGGATGCAGGCTCAAGGAACTTTCCGATATAAGGTCGAGAAACTGTTTTAACTTCCCCGGTTGCAAGTTTAGATTGGATCAGCAACAAACCGTTTTCTACGATTGCAGTTTCTAATTTACGTGTGTATTTTGATTTTGACATTTTACGTTTCCTTTTAACGTTGTTGAAAATTTTATTTTAGTACCAAAGTCAATAAATGTCAACCATTTATTGACCCAAAGTGTAGGGCTTGTTCCAAGAACCAATGTTAACATCAACATACCAACCCACATCAAAGTAGTCAGTTTGGATATCTGAGTTGTCGTGGTTACCTTGATTCATTGCAGTGAATACTTCCTTAAGAAAGTTCAATGCAGTACCGGAAAAGTGATCCTGATACCAGTAAGGATTCACATCCAACGATTTGTTCTTGCGGACGTACTCAATTTGGTCTTGAGACATTACATTGTAATGTTTAGATCCGTTTGTACCGATATAATTTTCAATAAAGTCAATCGAACCACTCTTGATATTCAAAATGAAAGTACTGTGGTTACGTACAGCAAGAGAACCCTTAACACCATACTTTTTCAAAATTGCTTTGATAATTGGGGCACGTTCTTGTTTGCGGTCTTGATTGAAATAAGCCATTTTCAAACTCCTTGTATCAACTGATTAAGACTCTATTATATGCCCAAACCAATTTATTGTCAACCTTTGGGTAAAAGGTTGCACAAATACAACAGTAGTACTAGAGTATTAATTTGTAGACTTAGTGACTGTTGAACTTTTGAACAATAGTCCGAACAATGCACTGATACCCCAGCCTTGCAACCAAGTGATTTCCTTTACACCGGTTACAGCATCTACCAAGCAACCATTCCACAGCATGTAGATTGGCCAACTTAGCAGGAAGCTAAGAAACAAAATTCCTGCAACTCCCAAAACAATTGCACCAACAACCACAAATACTTTTTCCATGATTAATCCTTATCTACTGGCACAGCGATGATGTTGCAGTGTTGGTCACGTGGTAGTGACTTTTCACATTCTCGGATAGCATTATCTACAATT